CGGCCCGAGCATGCAGAGCGGCCCGAGCATGCAGAGCGGCCCGAGCATGCAGAGCGGCCCGAGCATGCAGAGCGGCCCGAGCATGCAGAGCGGCCCGAGCATGCAGAGCGGCCCGAGCATGCAGAGCACGCAGGCCGGTGGCGGTATGACTGACATTGGTACAATTGGATATGATGCTATAATGTATATCGATCGTACCACCCGTTTAATTATTAAAATAATTGGCGTTTTTTCAGATACTATTTTACCGGTGCTTGAAGAAGCTGTATTGGGCGATTTAGCCAATAAACCGTGGTCCCAAATCGCACCACACATCACCCGTATGATTAATGAGAAAAAAGATATTTTAGATCAAATGTCGCGTGATCCGGAGATTCAACAAGCCTTGAAAGAATGGGCGGAAGCTTATGCTACGATTGCTATTCAAACCACACGGGCTATTCAACCGGCAATCAATACGATGATTGATGGGGGGTTGGAAACATTAAAGGTGTCTGGTACACGAGCAGCAGCAGGTGTTATTAATTTAGGGATAAATTTAACAGAGGGTGTAGTTGCCGAAATTCCAGTCGTTGGTGGTGTTTTAGATATTATATTGGCTTTAGTTGTCGGTATAAGTAGAGCCTTTGCGGCGGCAGCACCGGTAGTACAATTTGGTTTAGAAGCCACTGGTACCGGCTATAGAACGGTTAATCAAGTCAATGATATTGTTCAAGAAGGTAGACAACGACTGGACCGTGCTAGAGAAAACATTACTGCTCTTACAGACAAATTTGATAAATTTAAAAACGTGGGTGCCAATGCATTAGAAAATGCTAGAAATGTTGGAACCCAATTTGGTCAACATATAGCTAGTGCCGCAACGGGAGCTGTACAAGGAGCTGTACAACGTACTTTACCGCAAGGTGCTCTACAAAGACAATATGGTGGAGCCGCACGAAATAAAATTAAAAGAAAAATACAAAAGACAACCCAGAGAATACAAAAAACATTAAATAAATTTCATGGTAGACGTGTAAAAACTAGACGCAGGGTTTAGGGGGAATTGTGGCCCGTAACCATTTTTGAAATCCAATACTATTTTCCAAACTAAAGGATGACTCTAAATGCTCTTTGGCAATTTGTAATACTTTCTTTTCTACTGCGGTGAGTTGTTGTACATATTCTTCCAATTGTTGTTCTGTTACCGGCATTTTATTTGTATATCTTTGTTATAGTTTTATATATTTTATATATCAATTAAAGAAATTTCAATTTTATATACTTTATACTTATACTTTATACTTATACTTTATACTTATACTTTATACTTATACTTTATACTTATACTTTATAAATGGCAGCAACACAAACCTATTGTATAAGTTCGCAACCTTTTTATGACAGTTATAATGAGTGTTATAAAAACATATTAACCATCAAACCGGATCCCAAAGATAAATCCCCGGCTCTATCTACGATTGTTAAACGAATACAAACCCCGAAATTATCACCGTTTCAAGAATCTTCCAACTGTTGTCAGGTGCAAACGTGTGTAAATGCTCTATATAAAATTCATAACAACAGTGAATTAATGACACCGGATGATATCCCCGAATTATTTAATTATTTAATAACTCATAATTATAAAATAGATACATCAATAACTAAAATGATGAATAGTTCAGATGTTAAAATGACTAATAAATTAATATGTTTTATTACAGTATAAAAGTATATAGTATAAAATATAAAAATTGAATTGAATTAAATTAAATTAAATTACTTTAATTTAGGCCAACATATCATTGTAATAAAAATGGCAAATATGAAGACAAATGATGATGATAATAGTGCTATATTCATCTATCGATTTAAATTCTGTGATGAGATAATGGATCTTATTACAGAATTTGCCAAGATTCATCAGTTTGATGATCGAAAAATATATAAAGAAAAGTGGGCTACATGGCTAGACGAAAATAGCGATGCCGTCACTGATGAAATAACGAGGTTGGAACGGCTGGGGTATGAAGGTGATATTATTGATAAAATGTTCAAGGCAGGACGCTATTACTTTAGAAAAAAGATTAATAATGAAGCAAAGAAGCAAAAAATACGGCGTAGTTATATTAACATGAGTAGTGATGTGCTGGGTGCGATGGATACCCATATTTGTTCATCTATGAAAAAGGTTGATTTTAGTCCGGCGGGCAGTTATGTAGATTTCTGTACATCGCATATTTCTCTACTGCAAAGCGAAATTAACCGACTATGTTCTGAAACTACGATTGTTTCATCTGAATTGGTTGAAAAAATAAAAAAAACATATAAAAATAGATATTTCATTACCACTTTTAAGACACGTCGCCGCTTTTGAAAAAAGCGTGGCAAAACCGATGTGAACTGGTGTGTTGACAGTAGTGTTGTGATATATTCTAGCAAAAGTGCAAATCGGGTGGAATAACGTAAGTTTTTTACCTTATTTAAAAAATGTCGTAAACTTATATGAGTATGAGTATAAGTAGTAAGGTATACAAGAGTAAGGTATACAAGAGTAAATTATTAAGTCAAGGGGCATATGGGTGTATCTATTATCCGGGTATTGCGTGTACAGGTAAACCTATAAAAACAAAAGAGGTGGTTACAAAATTACAAAAAACTTCATTTAATTCTTTAAACGAAATTACAATTGGTAAAATGATTATGGCCATCCCCAATTATCGCTATTATTTTTTGCCTGTTATTAAAAGCTGTCCGATTAAATTAAAAGCCATTCATAATAGCGAAGAATTATTATCCAAATGTGGTATTATCGATGATAAAAACGCCAAAATAGATTATATCCTTATGGAAATTCCATATGTGGAAAATGTTTCCTTTAATGTGGCTATGGCTACTGCTGCTACTGCTGCTACTGCTGCTACTGCTGCTACTGCTGCTACTACTGTTAAATTAATAGAGACCTACAACACTTTACTTGATGCAATTGATTTATTAGTAGAACATCATATTGTCCATTTAGATTTAAAAGGCGATAACATATTATATAATACGAAAACTGGTACAGTACAAATTATTGATTTTGGCTTATCCATACCAATAGATAAACTTACCCATGAAACGCTTACAAAGTATTTTTTTGTATATAGTCCCGACTATTATATATGGCCGTTAGAAGTACATGTGATTAATTTTCTACTCCATAAGCTTCCTAATAATGATAGCTTGTTTACATCAGAACATAGTGATGATATAGTGTCTAGTGTAGTGAGTCATAATAAAGTCTTGGCTTTTAATAAAACATTCAGTGAAAAATATAAAAAAGAGTGTAGCCATTATTTAACTACTTTTATTGGAAATAAAAGAAGTCAAATCATTGATGAGCTGATTAAAACATATAAAACATGGGATTATTATTCATTAAGTATACTGTATTTAACTACGTTACATACAAAGGGCCAGCGAAACCTTGCCCCCCGGCAAGAGCAGCAGATGGAATTGCCCCGTGCCGCCCTTCCCCGACTACAAGCGCAAGAGCAGCAGATGGAATTGTGGGCGGCTCTACCTCCTGGCCCTCGTAAGCTATCTAGAATGATGTAACGAGGTATTTATTATTTATTATTGGCTTTGCATTTTTTGGTATGCTTTTTACCTTTCTTACCCCCGCCGAATAAACCACAACCACAGTTGCCGCCTTTTTGTTGAGCTGGTGCTACTGCTGCTACTGGTGCTGCTGGTGCTACTGGTGCTACTGGCGCTGCTGGTGCTACTGCTGTCGCCGCTGTAAGTAACGTTGATGCGCCACCAGCCACCTGATTTATAGCTAGAGTGCCGGATGGCAATGGCTGAAGACCAGCGTATTGAGGTGCATTACAACTACCGCCACCTTTTGTTTTTTTAGTTTTTTTGGTTTTTTTGGTCAAATTATTCATCTGTTTTGAACATTTACCGCAAAGGTTAATTGTAGCAAGAATATGTTTAATATCAGCATCGCTATATTCATTTGTAGTTGTACTTGTACTTTTACCTTTTGCCATTTTTTGCGTCTTGTCTTTCTTATGTTTTCTAGCATGTGTCTGGGCCTTACCTTGGGTATATTCAGAGTGTGTCCCAGCTTTAATTTTAGTCCATTCTGCTTTGGCTTCGGGGGCTACTTCACGGATAGATGCGGATTTACCGGCTTTTTTAAGTGCCGATAATTTTTGGTTTATTAATTCTAACCACGTAATTGGTGATTTGGCCATTATATATTTATAGTAGAAAATAACCCCCGGCTTTTGAAAAAAGCCCGCCAAAACCGGCTTTTGAAAAAAGCCGAAAATTGATACTATTTATAACATATTTATAAATACTATATAAATACTATTAAAACTTTAAAAAAGAGGTTGGTTATATGGATGCTTCCTATATTTTAACGCGGTTTTTATATATAAAAGATGAAGTAGAGTTATCATTTATTACAGCTTTACTAAAGAAACGAAATATCCAAGAATGTTATTATTGGGCATTTGAACTGTATTATTCAGGATTTGCTATTGTGCCGTTGTTATGGCAGATCTATTTGGACTTTTATTACGAACTGAATCCGGTGATGGAAGAGTATATGATAAAAAAGCTTTCGATAGTAGATGATCAGATCGCAATAATGTCAGTGATAAGAAATTTATATCGCCTTAAATCATCTCCCACTACATTTATTTTAAGGCAATATATACAGGGTGATATTTTGCCAAGTGTTATTTATAAACAGGCACAGACACAGGCACATGCACCGGCACATGCTAATAAATTTTATAAATTAGTACAATCGCTAGAGAGCGGTATTACCGGCGATATATGTTATTATATTAAAGAGTTACTGAATGATAATGATACCGATATAGAGGCTATTAAAACTGTTATTCTTGACTTTGTCAAACTTTTTAGTCGTATACAATATTCATCATCTCTACATTATGTATTAGCCATTATTTGTCGTTTACAAACGCCTATCAGTAGTTTAAACAACTGTAATATATTTGTTAAACCCAAAGATGTCGATATTGATTTCATAACTAAAGTAGAAAAGGAACCCATCCCACTTATTCAAAAAAGAGGGTTTGTCCTTGAACAAACGTATAATACGTTAGGGTTTAAACGCTATTTTAAAATAGGTGAAACCATTGGCTCGTTTCAATTGGCTAGATGGGCTAGTTGCGGTAATTTATGTTATCCGGATTTTCTTAACATGAATTGGTTTCATTGGGAATACTATGCTGCGAATGGATGTCCTTTATGGCGAGAGCGATTAGAAAAGTGTCATGGCGCGTTGGATCATATAAAACAAACTATTATCTTTCCGAGAGATGATATCAATGATTCTGATTCTGATTCTGATAAAGAACAGTTTTATAATTTATATGCGTATGAGTTTGATGAACAACCGAAAGAAATTCAGAGGATGAGTCATTGTGAATTGAAAAAAAACACGTGGAAGGAATGGTATTTCGATATTTTTCCAGAGCAACCAATGACAATTGTTGAATTAAAGGATGACTTCACCTTTTTGAGGTATAATACCGCAAAAAATTGAAATACATCTATTCATCACTTTTTTATTATATCTATAAAAGAAAATGGTTAAAAACTCGACTGGTGGTAACAAGTCCAAGAAGCAAGCACGTAAGACGGCTATTCAAAATCATCAGCCAGCAAAAGAAATACGCAAGGCCAAAGAAGAAGGCGAAATGTATGCGGCGGTTTCGAAAATGTTTGGCGGTAAAGAATGTGAAGTGATGTGCTTGGATAATAAAACACGCCGTTGTGTAATGCGTAGTAAGTTTACATTTCGCGGCAAGGCAGAAAATAATTTATCGGTGGGTACAATGATTTTAGTGGGCCTACGTGACTGGGAAGTCCGGCATACCGGCAAAGAACGGTGTGATTTGTTAGAAGTCTATTCGCAAAATGAAAAAGAACGCTTAAAGCAATACGAAAGTTGTGATTTTAGTGCGATCAACGGAATTATGATGGGTTCTAGTTCTAATGTTAAAGAAGAAGAGGTCTTTTCAAATTATGATCTATGTGATGAAGACGATGACGATGACGATACTAGTAGTGTGGAAACGGAAAAAGAAAAAGAAAAAGAAGATACTACTGTATTTGTGGCTACTGTGGCTACTGTGGCTACTGCTGCTACTGTTGCTACTGCTGCTACTATACATAAACCTGAAAATGCTCAAAGCCAGATCGATTGGATGATTGATGAAAAAGATATTTAAATTTACACCTTTATTGTTTTGCCCGACTGCTTGTTCATGATTTTAAAAAATTGAAATACTTTTTTAAATAAATTAAATTGTATATACAAAGCAAGCAAATTACAGAATCCAAACAAGAAATGTTTCAAGCCATCGCCAACGCAAGTGCCAGCAGTGGCAGCAAGTATAACAACAAACGCAAAGAGAGGGAGGGGCAGGAAGAAAAGATATCCGTACCTCTGATGCGTTATAAGTTGACTCGTTTGACACAAGCTCAAACGCTGTCCAAAATCGCTTCCCTTACAAGCGGTTTTTACGATGTGTCTGTCAGTGCGGCCGACTGGATCCAGCGGGACGTCCGTAGTCGCGAGTTTAGTTCATTCGGGTCTATCAAAGCTCCGCACTGTGTGGATACAGTGAAGCAAATTGTCGGCCATGAAGATTATTATTTGAAATTGACAATGAATAAGCACTTTGTCGATTTCATTAAACATGATTCTGAAAAAAACGAGTTTCATTTCTGGGGCGACTACCAGTGTTGTATCAAAGCGATGAATGAGCTGCGCTACCGCATATGCAAAATCGAAAGTCGACTACCGAAACTGGCGCCGGCACAAAAGAAACAGCGTCCGTCTCCGTTATGTATGGCTGATATTGCCGACGCATTATCAGAAGTGGCCAGATGCGACGACATTGAGCCGTATGCTTGTACATCACCAGTGTATAACCCCAGCTCGCCCGCTTTTGCGTCAGGGCCAGTGTCAGTGCCAACATCGCCATATAGCCCACATTCACCGACCTATCCTCCTCCGTCCTGATGGGTTGTTTAATTCTCCTGATGAAGAGTAAACCCTAAAAAAGAAAAATAAAAAAAATAAAAAATAAGAAAAAAGAAAAAATAAAGAAAAAATAAAAAAGAAAAAAGAAAAAAAACTTTTTCTTATTTTTTAATATTTTTGAACAAGAGTGTAAAAGACTACTCCTGATATAATGCCTACTACACTGCCGGCTACTAATTGCGCGATGGTATGGCGACGCGTTTCATATCTTTGCCATAGTGTGAGTCCTGCTTGTAGTGCCGCAATGGCTGTTAGAATGGGTGTATTGAAATAGAGCATAATAAAGACAAACTCGGATACTACTGCTTGTGCATGGCCAGATGGCATGCCAAAATTTTCATGAACAACGAAATAGTTTTTAAGACTGACGCTGTTTTTTATTTTGGCGAATTCTGCTGGCTGACTGTCGGGTCTAGGTGCTTTAACACTATTTTTAATAGTTATATTTACGACTTGGTTTAAGAGTTGCCATGCTATTACGGCCGCATATAAAAAAGGATTCGTGACATGATTATAAGCCAAAGCGAATAAGATAAGCATGAGTAGACTATGGTATCCTTGATAACCTATTTCAGAGAGGTATTTGTTCATTTATATTTTATATTAGCGTGTGTTTTTATTTGTTTGTGTTTTTGTTTTTTATATAAAATAGGTATAAAAGTTGGAAATATTCACTCTGGATAATGAAGTGTATAAATTTTCTCTGTTTTCCTGTAATGAATTTATTTTTGTTTCTTTAACTTCTTTTGACTTGTATTTAAAACGACATACTGGACATTCGGATTTTTCTTCCTTGAGCCAATGTAGAATTGCCTCGGGCTCAAAAGAGTGATTACATTCGAGCGTAATAATATCTTGTTGGTCTACAAACTCTTCTTGAGTTATAGGGCAAAAAGTATTTGAATTTTCTGTTTCGGTATTATCAAAATCATTATTTGTATTTTTAATATATTTTGATTTTGAATTTATTATTTTACTTAATTCTGTATCATCTATAATCTGTTTATATAAAGGGCTTTCGTTAAAAGAACTGTTTATAACTGATTCTAATGTAGTGGTATCGTTATTATTAAAATCTAGATTAAACAACGAATTGTATAAATTATTCGTCACAGTGTCGTCGTGATAAAGTGGTATATTGTAAAAGATTGGTAAATTATCCAATTCTTCCATTAACAGTGATGCCAGTGTTTCAAATGATGCGTTGCTACTGTTGCTACTGTTGCTACTGTTGCTACTGTTGCTACTGTTGCTATTGCTTATCGTCGTCATTTAATTATAGTTATAAATATATTTTATATTTTATATTTTTATAAATTATATTTATTTTACGTTACGTTACCATAACCACGAAAACCATCCCGTGTTTGGTACAGGTGGTGTATCTACTATTTCGGCTTCTTCGTCTTTGTCTTCTTCGTCTTTGTCTTCTTCGTCTTTGTCTTCGCCTTCTTCGCCTTCGCCTTCGTCTTCGTCTTCGCCTTCGTTTTCGTCTTCGCCTTCGTTTTCGTCTTCGCCTTCTTCCAGAGCTGAAATTAATCCCGGCATGTCATCATATAAAATAGTTTCCCATAATTTGGACATGTCTTCATGCGCCACGATAAAGTTTTCTTTACATAAATCGGAGAGTAGGTAAGCGTAAGATGTATATTTCTTTGTACTTTTATTTTTATTTTTTGTCACTGATGCTACTTCAGTTTTAAGCGATCTCAAGGTATCCACATCTAACTGTGTTTTAATGTCTGTAATCAAGTTTTCT